ATAGTGGTAGATTAGTGAAGAATGTAAACATTACCATTGATAGTCCTTTTGAGAAGTTCTTAAAGGCTGAGGATATACAAGACGCCGAGATTGTTGAGGTATTTGAAGATGTAGAGATGCCACAAGACTTACCTGAAAGGATTAAACCTAAAACGGTTAAAGAGGAAAAGATTAAAATCAAGACTATCATAGATAGGGAGAAGAAGAAACTAACCTACAATGAAAAGCGAAAAGAGTGGTATAATTGGAAGAAAAGAGCTAAAGCTGTTGGTATAGAACCTTTACCTGCTAAAAAGCCTACTAAAGGTCAAAGAAAAGAGTGGGAACTATCTATTATAGAAGCTGAGAAGTCTATCTAAAGGTTTTGTAGAAAACTTTCTTTATTATCAGATAAAAACTAATAACAACCACAATAGTAGCAATATCTATTAAATGATTACCTGAATCACTCTCTATACTACCTATAGGAGTTTCTATTTTGACACTTTTAGGCTTATTCATTTCTTTCTTTTTCCATAATCCTTAGAATTTTATCGGTATTCTCATCTTTTCTTGCGTATATCTCTATTAATGATTTATATATGCCGTGAAATTTTTTTACCTCCATTTGAACCAGCTTCTGCTGATCAATGAGTTTAATAATAATACCTTCCAATCTCTTGAAGTCTTGGTCTAACTCTTGCATTAGAGTTTTTTGTATAAATTGGTTTTGCCTCCATATATAAAATCCGAACGCTACCGTCATCGCCACAGGTATGCCAAATTGTTCCACTATTTGAAAAATATCCATTGTTCTCCATTACGCTATCCCCATAAAAGGTATAGTTCCACTTCCTATCATCTCACACATCTGTTGATATGTATCCTTTTCTATTTCTACTAGTTTATCTTCCTCTTTATATGTTTGAAGCTGATACTGGTCTGTATCTATATCTTTAGCTAAATAATCTATTAAAATATTCAGTTTCTCGTGCATATTAATTATGTTTTTAAGGAGGATTTCTATTGCTTCAGTCTCAGATTTTTTCATTATCATTTCCTTATGCGTTTGTTAAGTAATTTAATGAAATCTTTCTTAAAATCCTCTATGTTTTTAACTTTTTCTTTTTCTGTGTAACCCATCATAATGTTTCTTGATGGCACTTCTGGCTGTTTTGCTACTTTATCAGGATGTGGAGATTTCCAAGTATAACCATCTGCATGATTTTCTTTTCCTTTATTGATATAAGAGACTCCTTCTAAACCTTTTTTAGAACCTTTTAAACTGTTAAGTAAATTGCCTGTCATCCAAAGTGGATTTTTTCTATCTACCTTATATGTATGTCTTCTAACATTTAATTGTGTAGATGATAATTTTTCCAATCCATTGTTAGGTTTTTTTATAAATTCCTTTAAAATATCAGCTAACCTTGGAGATAAACTTGTATTTAGAGTTTGATTTAATCTTTTATTCTCAAATTCTTTTAAAAGTTTAGAGAAATCTATTTTACTCTTGACTGTTATCATCTTCAGGCTGCTCTATTGGTTCTTGAGTTTCTTTGTTTTCTTCTAATTTAGCTTTTGCTTCTTCTATACTTAGGTCTTTATTGTACTCTACCATTAGTTCGGCTTTATTTATCAAGCCTAAATTAAGTCTGTGATTGTCAAGAGCTATTTGATCTTGTACTGTCATTGGGTATTCAGGCTCATTAAAGTCTAGTTTTAAGCCTTCAGGCATTGAAATATTGAAAGTATTCGCTATTCTTCTCTCAACTTGGTAAATTTCGTGCTCATATTGGCTCCAAAGAGCTAAATCGTCTTGATAATCTTCAAAACTCTCTAAATCCTTAATTTTTAAGGCTATTCCACTAGGAGTTTCGCCTCCATCTTGAGCAAATTGAACAGATAAGTGGTTATTTTGTGCTACAAGCTCCATTTGGAACTTAACATTCTCAATTACTTTCTCAATATCACCTGCTGGAGATAAAATATTGTAGTTAGCACCATCTGGAAGCTCTAAAATCACATCTGAACCAAATCTTTGGTTATTTCCTAAGTCTGCACCTGAAACAACAGGTTGTCCAAACATTTGAAACCTTAAACCAAGCTGAAGCTCTGTCATTGTTATGTTTATATGCTCATTAGCATTACAAATGTCATTTGCACCTTCTACATAGAAAGAATCACTTTGATGTTCTCTGTGAGTGAATACAAATGGTAATGTGCCGTATCCGTGCTCTGCTTCTTCTAATACTTTACCAGATTCATCAAATATAATGTATGATTCTGCGTTCCAATGTATATATTGACAAGTGTCAGAGTTAGAAGCATCTTCTGTGTAGTGCATTAGAGGATAAGAGATTGCTATAGGTTTAAATGGATCAGAACCAAAGAAAGGATGAAAGTAATAAATAGGTTGATAGTCAAAGTGAGGCATTTCATCATCAACAAACATTATTCTTGTAGCTATAGTTCCAACTAAACGTGTCATTCTTTCAATATGTTTCATTTTAGCATCTTTTAATACAGAGAGAGTTTCATATTTTTTATTAACATTCCTATCAGCACCTACTGTGTAGATACGAGACATCTTATTTATAAATTTCTTAGTTATATTCGCCTCGTAAGGTGGAACCTCCCTAAAAGCATCTAAATCAAATCTTTTTTCTATATAATATTTTGTATTACTACCATTGTAATAGTCTAGTAGCTTATGTACGTAACTTTCTCTCTTTCTATGGTTTTCTATCTTTAAAACATTTAAGCTATCCTTAATAGCTTGTTCTCCTTTATATATCATCTGTTCCTCACTTTTATCTCTCTGTTTTTAATTGGAAATTGGTTAATAAAAAAATATCTTAATTGGTCACATCCGTGGTCGTGGTATCCGTCTTTTAATGGCTCTTGTTTTAAGGGTTTACTATCTTGAGCCTCTGGATACCTGTAACTTTCTAAATCTTCTGCCATACCTGTACAGTTGTTGTTTAAATGAAGGTATCTTTCTCCATTTGCATTTTCTACAAAACTTCTAACGTGATTTACACCTGCTGTTATACTTCTTGAGGCTTTATCTGTTATTGTGTTTACTATGATACCTTTTTTTCTAAAAATTTCTATATCTCCTACACCTGATTGTCCTTGTGCTTGTAACCCTGCTGGGTCACCATAATATTTCGCTACTATATAAGGTTTTCCCTTTATCATAGCTGCAAGTTCATCTGTTTTTATGTTAGTTTCGTGAATTATCTCATCTATCATATTTATATGCCATTCACCATTTACTCTGTATGTCTGATACCATCCCACAGAAGGCATTCTGTACCCAAAATCAATACTACAAAAAGTAGGAAGATGTGGGTTGTAAGGATAGTAACCGACATCAAGATTCCTATCAAAAGGATAAACCCTACCTTCAAATGATGTAAACTGAGCTCCATACTCTTGGTCATAAAGTTCTTTAGCCATATTACGCTTTCTCTCAATGAGAAACCTGTCGTCTGCACCATCAGGAAAAGCAAAAGAATTATCCCAAGAAGGAGCTTGATGTGATTCCCATAACTCGTCAGTTTTTCCAAGTAAGTATAAATCATATAGCCAATTAAACCCTTCTGGTGTTGAAATAAATACAGCTTTTCCTTTTCTATCAGATAGAGTGGGAGATAAATACATATCCCAAATTCTAGGTCTTACCTTAGCTGCTTCATCTACAATTAATAGATCCAAACCTTCACCTACAAGTGAATCAGGGTTATCTGCTGATTTAGCTTCCACAACTGTGTTCCATTTGAATTTGATATACCTTTCTTTCTCTGAAGCCTTGATAATATCGTTCTGATGCCCTTTTACCATCTTATCCCACACTTCTCTGAACATCAAGTCGGCTTTATCATACGAAAGCCCTACGAGCCATATTCTTTGATTCGGCTGGGAGGCGTAGAATGTCGCTTCCATTGCCGATGCCGTAGTCTTCCCGAATCGCCTCCCACAAACCATTACAAAAAATCTTGCAGATTCTTTAGTAGGAAAGTGCAACTTTCTCTGACCTTCGTGTGGTTCGTACCCTAAAAAGTCAAACCATTTTTGCTTATAATCATTTAAAACTTGCATTTTAATACCATTCTAATTTAAGTTACAATATCCGTCAAAAGCAAGATATAGTATTTTGACATAAAAAAAACACAAGATATAGGAGGGCAGTATGTCCGAAGAAAATCAAGTATCAAACGAAACAGTAGTGGAACAGGATACGGAGAATGTTACTCAAGATAATGCTCAAAATGAGTACATAGCAGAAAGCAAGAAGTATAGAAAAAGAGCACAAGACGCTGAAACTAAGTTAGCTAATCTACAAAAACAACTAGAATCTCAAGAAAATGCTAAACTTAAACAGAAAGAGGAATATAAAACTTTAGCCGAGAAGTACGAAGCTCAAGTTAATGAACTTAATCCGTTTAAAGAAAAGTATGAGACTTTAGTGGACCAAAGAAGGTCAAAATTGTTAGAAAGGTTACCTGAAGATAAGCGTGAAACTTTTAAAAACAAAGATTTAGATGTTTTGGAATTTATGGTATCTGAACTAAAACCAAAAGCTCAAGAACCTTCAGCAAGAAATCTTGTAGGCACTAAAAGTACAGAATTTGGTGGTTATGGCTCTTTTGCTGAATGGGCAGAGAAGGACCCTATTGGATATGCCTCACAAAATAGCACTAATTCTGCTAAAGGAATTAAGTTAGGTTACGGTGGCGAATAAAGACCCACATAAACCTTTTGGAGTTGATTTAGACCCTAATAATGATTTAACTCATACGCCTCAACCTGATGGTGATGTAAAAGTTACCCATAGAGGTAAAGATATTAACTATATGGATTATATTGATATTATGGAAGAAAGAGCAACTCGTAAAGGTGAAGGCAAAAATCCAGTAAAGTCATCTATGGGATTATTTGGTGGCTGGGGCAAAGGTACTCTAAAAAAAGCATACGAAAAATAATTCCTACTTGAAGGCTTCGGCAGTTGATAGAGGAGAAAATTAGGAGGCTTAAATGGCTTTAACAAATACAAGCACAGCAGCTGGTGGATTAGGTAGAACGATAGGCGATGCTGTTATTGCTTTTAATCACGTAAATGTAATGTACCCATTAGTGACTGTCCAACAGGCAGCTCAAGGGTCAAATCACGTTCAATTCTCAGATTGGACAAAATTAGCATCATCTGATGTAACTGCTGCTACACAGGCTACTACTACAACAGCTGTAGCTATTACAACAGCAGCTAGAACTGCAACTATATCAGAGCACGTTATTGCTTCTACAGTAAGTGACTTAGTTCTT